CCTCTTCGGACACACACTTCAGAGTATAGGTCTTGCCCTTCTGTGCGCCCACACTTTCAAGTTCACCTAGCTCGTGCAGGGCAAACGTGTACGGTGCGGTCTGAGATCCCATGACGTATATCTCAAACTGCACGAGCTCGTCACCGACAAGCCTGGCCTGCCCAAGCAAGTCGTTCATGTCGATCACCTGTATGTCACAGACCATACCCGGTGTGAATACGCTCTCGTAGATAGAGGCAGACACGAACGAAGACTTGAGGTCAATCGTAGCCCTTTCGGACACGATCTGCAGATTGACTATCTCTACATCGCCTAACCTATAGTTACTGTCTGACATGCTACCTCAAAAGGTTCTTGAGCTCTCTGGCCGCATTGGGCGCAAACTGGCTCTTCAGGACTAGTATGGACCTATTTTGTTCGTTGACTTCGTTTTCATATTCGTACTGAAACACAGGGCTCCAGTAAGCAGTCTCGACTGACGGTATGTTGTTGGCGACCGATGTGGCTACTGTGAATACAGAGTTTGCATTGCTCTCGCGACCAGTGAGTCGGCTTGATCCGGTTACTGTGCCCGTGGTGACCACACCCGATAGGTTCTGCAGAATGACTGTGGTGTTGTTCGAGAATGACACCTGACCTGTTCCTGTCTGGGATGGACCAAAGACCACGTCTACAACTTCATCAGACGCAAACAAGGCGCCGTTTGCCACAGTGTATCTGGCTATGGAGTTGGTCTTGATTGTCCAGTCCTCTTTCCTTCTCGTGTACTGCCTGGGGCTGTTGACGATCTGTCCGTTAATGGGAACTGGTTCATAGAACTTTGCCAGAGACGGATCTAGGCCTTCATATGCCGCGGCAGAGATGGTCGGATTTGGATCAGAGTACCAGTTGTTCCTGTAGTACTTCACCTTGGTCATCGCGTTTGCCAGAGAGCCGTACTTCTTGACAATGTATTCGTTGAATGTGGTCGGGTCCAGGTACCAATCATAGTACGGATCTATGACCTGGTTTGACAGATAAATCATCCATGACATGAACTGGTCGCTGTAGTACCTGTCCGCAATCATGTCTGGGCGCTCGCCCTGCGCTATGTCGTAGGGATAGTAGAACAGAGGGTTATTGTAGACACCTGTGAGGAATGCTGCACGCTGCGTAATGTTTTGCACAGTCGTGTTTGCATAGTTGATTGTCTGAAACTTTTCAAAATATCTTTCAAACATCCTAATTTATCCTTTGTTGGTATCAGATGCCGAATAGTCGTCTAAATGTCGGGCCCAATGTTTCAGCACCCGACAATCTACCAGCTTGCAATCCAACTCTTTCTTGATTACGGACCCAATCAGCCTTTGTCCAGATTTCTATTTCTTGAAGATTTATTGTGAATTGAACGGCGGTAGGTGCATTTGTTAAGCGATAAAATGACGGGGCACTTGGGGCAAAGTTTACAGCCACCTCCTTTACCACACAAGGTTTAAACTTGTACAAATAATAATCGTCTGGACTAAAGCTAATTTCAAGTATTTCAGGATATGAAAAAAATACACCACCAGCCGCAGATAGTCCTGGTAAGGAATGATACTTAAATGTTTCGACAATGCTCCTGATCATTTCGGATTCATCGCTATTAATGGGAACAAATCTCCACGAGAATGTATGGGACCTAAAGTCTGGTGACCTGAATAGAACCACCTGAAATGGGTTTGTTGTTATGCCAGATAGGGTAGATGCAAAATTGGCTGCTTGACTGGCACCTGGAACTATGTTTGATAGTGCAGCTTGAGCGCTTGCTACACCAACTCCACTTGCAACAGCAGCTGCTCTCTGAGCAAATGAACCTCCCTCGCCTGATAGACCACCAGCAAGAGCTTCAACTCCTGCACCAGCAACTGAACCTAGATTGTTATTATCATAGTTTACAGATGTTCTTTCCACAAGATTTTCCGGAATTGGAAGCCTTATTTTCATCTCAGGTTGATAGAAAGGCTGTTGATAGATTGAGCGTCTCTTGTATGCGCTAAACTGCATGCTCATGTAAGGAACACCGACCGTGTCTTTAAGATCCAACGGGAATCGTAATGAGTCCTGGAATCTAGCAGCGTCCTGCGATGCTCGATCATATAGGTTTGCAGCATCAGCAGCAGCGCCAATGGCACCGAATCCTAAGGTACCTGTTCTTAATAAACCACCTATTCCAGACATCTGCGCTCTCTATAAATACTCTGTTTCAAGCTATTTATCCTGGACTCAAAAAGTGCCGAAGTACAACCAGGGCTTCTTCAAACCAAAGAACCCACAGAAATACAAGGGTGATCCTACAAACATAGCAAAATATGAACAGTTATTTAGTTTTTAAACCTAATATATCTTTTTCGGTTAATATTGTAAATTTCCATTTTCTGTCTAGACAATACCTTTCAGCAGCGCTCCACTTGGATGAATTGGTTGCCCATGTCATGGCCTCCTTAAGAAATGCTTGCTTGTTTTTACCCTTCGAATGAGAAGGCTGTATAGTCTCACGTGAAGGCTTTACCTCTATCATTAGTGTTTCTATGGATCCTTCCTTGTTTCTAATATTAATAACAAAATCAGGAAAATATCGACGATTTTTGCCAGTGCCGGCATCCTTATAAGGCACGATTATTTCCTCGGATGACCACCAGATAACGTCCATATGGGAATCAAAATACGACATGCATCTTAATTCCAAGGAACTTCTATAGAATATTCTCGTTGGATCACCCTTGTACTTTTGTGGATTTAAAGCTTTAAATTGTCCCTGTAAATATCTTTTAGACATGGAAAATACCTTTTCAATTATTTCCTCAGCCGGAGCTGTTTTTCCACCATCGGTGCATACCAGTTTCCAAGGATGCTTCAAACCATTTTTGTCGGGCATCTTGATCAAGTTTATTAGTCCAACCAAACTTTTCTTTGCGCTGCTCTTTGGTCAATCCGATTGCATTTTCTTTTGTCTTTTTACTAATCTTTTGGCATACAATATCATATTCTCCTGTTATTTTTCTTTGTTTCCATATCTTAGATTGATTAGTTGAAACCTTTGATGTAAATTGATCAAATCTTACTTGATCACATTTTAAAGCAGATCTAAATTTTGATGCACCAATAGAGCGTTTTCTTGATATACATTCAGAAGACGTACAAGTTTCTTTATAGCCATTTCTCAAATCATTAAATTTAGCTTCTTCACCACAGAAAGTGCACTTTCCTTCGGTGGATAATCTAATATAAGTATCGTAATATTGTTTGGATTTGATGCCATGCTTATCTCTAATGTGTTTTGATAACTTTCTGATATCGTAAACACTAGAACTGCATATGGAACAAGAATAAATATTCATAGCTGATGCTCCTTGTAAGCGTTAGAGTCAGTGGAGTTCCGAGGCTCGCGACTGACATCTTTATTTATAGGAAATAAACGTTTGGCGTCTTACATCTTTCAGAAGATTGCAAAATACGGCAAGGCCGATGGGATAGACCAGTCCGTTCGTCAGAGAGACGCAAGGACCTGGTTCCGTAACCAAGCGCTTTCTGTAAGCAATGTCAACCGCAACAAGTTGATGCAGGACCCAGATGCGGACAACCTGCACGGACTGATAGACTCCAAGTCCATCGGCAGCATGTACTCGTTCTTCTATGACCCAAAGAACAAAAAGACTCTACCCTACTACGACATGTTTCCGCTAGTGTTCGTGATCGGACCAAAGCCGGGTGGATTCCTCGGGATCAACCTGCACTATCTACCGCCGGTGCTGAGAGCAAAGCTCATGGACCAACTCTACACCATCACGAACAACAAGAGGTTCGACAACAGCACCAAGCTAGTGGTCAGTTACGAACTACTGAATAAGGCTGCAAGGTTTAGGTACTTCGAGCCCTGCGTAAAGCACTATCTGTTCGACCACGTGAAGTCAAAGTTTTTAAGAGTAGAGCCGAAGTTTTGGGACACGGCACTCATGCTACCGACCGAAAAATTTGTCGGCGCCGACACCGACACCGTGTGGAACAAGTCTAGGAGCCAAGTGGTCTAATGGCATTCAACATACAGAACTTTGCGGACAATCTGGCTGCATACGGTAGTTTACAGACAAACAAGTTTGATATTAGAATACCATTACCTGCAACCTTGGTTGGTGTTATAGCTCCGGAACTTCTTTCATTTAGAGCAGATAGAGTAGATATGCCCGGTCTGCTTTTTGATTCTGTAGATGCCAGACGCTACGGTGTAGGACCTGTAATTAAGACTCCATCAAATAAATCTAGATTTAATGAAGTTTCAATTAGTTTTATTGAAACTGGTTCTGGTGAAATACACAGAACATTTTACGACTGGTTACAGAGTATTGTTGATTTTGGTGGATCAGGTGGCCCTTTATCTAGATCCCCTACATTTCTTACTGGATACAAGAGAGATTATGCAGTTGGTATGCAGATTAAGGTTTATAACAATTCCGGAACTCGACAATCAGCAAGCGGAAGAGGTCCTATTATGGAACTCAATATGATTGATGCATTTCCAATTAGTTTAGGTGACAACAATCTTTCCTGGTCTAATAACAACGAACTGTTTAGAACCACTGTTGTTTTTGCGTATACATATCACCAATTGGTGTACGGTACTGAAGTATAATTTTTAATGGAGAATAGATCATGCCACTACCTAAAGTAAAGCACCCCATCTACGAATTTAAGGTTCCATCCACCGGCAAGAAGGAGTCCTTCAGACCGTTTCTGGTCAAGGAGGAAAAGATCTTGCTTATGGCAAAGTCATCTGAGGACCCTGCTGACTCACTCAGAGCCGTCAAGCAGATCGTAAACAACTGTGCCATCAACAATGCATTCGATGTCGACAAGCTTCCGATCTTCGACCTTGAGTACCTGTTCCTTCAACTGAGAGCGGTGTCTGTCAGTAATATTGTCACGGTCTCGTACAGGGACAATGAGGATCAGAAGGTCTATGACTTCTCGATCGACCTCAAGGATATCCAGGTCAAGTTCCCGGAGAACTCCGAACCCGTGATCAAGGTTACGGACGACATGGGTCTGGTGATGAGGTGGCCCGCTGCGTCACTGCTTGACGACAAAAACTACTTTAAGGTCGGTGACGACGCCTACTACGAGTTGATCCTCAGGTGCATCGACAAGGTCTACGACGGAGAGGACATCTACAATCTTGCAGACTACTCACTCAAGGAGATAGAAGAGTTCCTTGACGACTGCGGTGTGGACACCCTCG